AAAAGCAATTAAAATAATTTAAAAATTGGAGGAATTAATGAAATGGCTGTTTCACAAAATATTGCTAGATTGCGCGCTCTCTTGAATGGATTTTCAGTTAGCAATGCAACTATCACCACATTAAATGCAACTACTTTGTCAGGATCACGACTGTGCTTAACAGATGCCGAGTCTGTAACAGCAGGTTGTGACGATGGAAGCAACGTAGTAACACAAGATCTAAGTGTAACTACGGGGGTTTCGATTGTGACAACTGCTGCAAACTCGGGAAGTGTAACGCTTCCCTCGGGTCAAGCATCAGGACAATTGAAGTATGTAGTCTTGGGTACTAAAGCGTCTCAAAACTTAACTTTGAGTGCGTCCGTAGGCCTTACGGCGTCACTTGATGCCGCAAAGTCGGCTCTCTCCCTAGTATGGGATGGAAGCTCTTGGAATATGGTTTCAAGTAGCGGCGAGCCTGGAAAGTTCTAGTACTTGAATATCTAGCATAAATTTAAAACCCCTCAACTTATCGTTGGGGGGTTTTATCTTTTAAAAACTAATTAGATTAGCGAGTCCTTCTATGCCTACCAATTTAAGCCCTAAATCTCAAATAAGCCCGATTGTACTTCCCTCCACAGGAAGTGCCGGCAACGTTGCTAGCGGTATACCATTCGGTATTTACACCGGAAGTGCCGACTTCCTCAGCGGCGCCGCCGTCCAAGTCGCATATGTCTATAAAAAACTTGGTGGCGATGTAGTTGATATTGAATTGACAGCTAATAATGTTTATTCTGCATATGAAGAAGCGGTCTTAGAATATTCTTATATTATTAATCTCCATCAAGGCAAAAATGTTTTATCAGATGTGCTGGGAGATGCAACAGGCACCTTCGATCATAAAGGCGATATTAAAAACGGACCCGCAAGTGTTAATTTAAAGTATCCTCGTTTCCAAATGGCTTCGTCAAAAAAAGTCGGAGACGGCCTTTCAGCAATCGCCGGCTTTGGAGGCACTATTCGAGAATATTCAGCTTCATTTAGTCCTGAAACAGATGTTCAAGATTATGATATTCAAGCAATTATTGCCAGCGCGTCTGCCGCTGGTGTCGATACGACCGGCACAGCAGTGGGCTATGCCGGGAAAGTTGATAACAAGCGCGTAACCATTACTAAAGTTTTTTATATGTCTCCTAGGGCCATGTGGCGCTTCTATGGGTACTATGGAGGCATAGGCGTCGTAGGCAACTACTCCACTTATGGCCAATTTGCAGACGACTCTACATTTGAAGTTATTCCTACATGGCAAAACAAACTACAAGCTATTATGTATGAAGATTCGATCATTACAAGAACTTCCAATTATTCGTATGAGTTAATCGATAATAAATTAAGATTATTTCCCACTCCAAGCTATTGGGGTATGGGAGAGATGGATAGGATCTGGGTAAAGTTTTATATTGAAAGCAATGCGTGGGATGATCCGGTAGGATATACTGGAAGCATCAATGGTATCAACAATATGAATACAATTCCTTTTGATAATGTGCCGTATGCAAATATCAATGCCATTGGAAAACAATGGATTAGAAAATATTCACTAGCTCTCTGTAAAGAAATGCTGGGACAAATCCGTGGTAAATTCACCACAGTGCCTATTCCTGGCGAAAGCGTGACCTTGAATCACGCGGAACTTTTGTCGCAGGCCAAAGAAGAGCAGACAGCATTAAAAGATAAGTTGAGAGAACTCCTCAAAGAAGTGGAATATGTGGAACTCATTAAACAAGATAGCGAAAAGGCGACTGCAGCAGCCGAGACGTTCAAATTTTCTCCGCTGCCAATTTTTGTGGGGTAATATCAAATGTCAGACGAATGGAAAAGACCGCCGGCTCCGCCACCCCCCCTCTTCTTAGGGCAGAAAGAACGCAATCTTGTTAAACAAGTCAATGACGAACTCATTGAAAAAGTTATTGGCCAACAAATTCTTTATTATCCGATAGATATAGAATCCACTGATTTTCATGAATTGTATGGAGAAGCGATTGAAAAAACTTATTTGCCACCTGTGCGTGTCTATGCTCTGGTAGAGTTTACGGATTATGCTACTGATTATATGGAGTCGGTAGGCGTAGATAAATCATGGGAAATCAATGTACATTTCCATCGACGCCGCCTCACCGAAGATCAAAACTTATATGTACGAGAGGGAGATTTTGTATTATATGGAGAGTTTTTCTATGAAATTGTAAAGTTGTCCGAACCCAAACTACTTTTTGGTCAAGTAGGACATAGTTTTGAAATTAGTGCTATATGTAAACGTGCACGCAAGGGACTATTCGATGCTACCTGATAACTTTAATTTTGCAATGTTGTCCACCGGCAGTGCGTCCGAAGCCTTTGAACTTAAAGAGATAGGGATGTTGGAATCTACTATTGAAAATATTGACTACGCACTTGTATCATGGATTAAGGATGATTTGCGGTTGAGTGTCAATACCAATGAAGGTTTCACCGACGTACCCGTTTTGTGGCAAGTGCCCGAAAGATCCTTTCAAATTAAAAATGAAAAGTCTTTAAGAGATGATGCCGGCGCCCTAAAGCTTCCCTTGGTGAGTGTGGAGCGTACTGGGATCGTGAAGGATCCGCAGCGTAAAGGCTCCTTTCAAGCGCATTATTATTCTAAAAGAAAGAACGGCAGGTCTGGTCGATTTGTAATTGCTAAGAGAATTGTGCCCGATAAGACTAGAAACTATGCCGTGGCCTCGGGTGTAAGAACCAACACTGGGCCTGCAAGACAAAGATACTTTCCGAGAGTAAATACGAAAGTTGTAATCCAATCTCTCTCTATACCCATTCCTGTGTATATTAATGCAGAATATAAGATTACTTTGAAAGCTGAATATCAGCAACAGATCAACACATTGACTGCACCCTTTATAGCACGCACTGGTCAAATCAATGCCTTTACTCTCAAAAGACATGGACACTTATATGAAGCCTTCATCGATCAAAATTTTACACAAAGCAACAACGTTAGTAATTTGGCAGAAGAGATGCGTCTGTTTACAACTGAAATTAACATTCGAATCTTAGGTTATTTGGTTGGAGAAGGAAAAAGCGATGATAGGCCCATTGTTAGAATGGATGAAAACACCGTAGAACTCTCTTTCCCGCAGGAAAGCGTGGCTCCTCCCGGGGCTCCTAATATATTTGGTGACATCCTGAAGTGAAACTTGATTTTTATTGGCAGTTCAGGAGCTTTTTGAAATTAAAAACACTATTTAATTAATGATTGCAATATAGATATATTCTTTTTAATTGAGGAGAAAAAGGCCACATGTCAGTCAAAAGTTTTAAGTTCGTATCTCCAGGAGTATTTATTCATGAAATTGATAACTCCTTTATTCCGCGCACTAGCCCGGTTATTGGGCCCGTTGTAATTGGGCGCGCCAGTCGAGGGTTAGCCATGCAGCCCGTTAAAGTGGAGTCCTACTCTGCTTTTGTGGAAATGTTTGGCGACACCGTTCCTGGTGGGGGAACCGCCGGCGGCGATGTATACCGAGACGGAAACTATCAGTCTCCCATGTATGGCACCTACGCAGCAAAAGCTTTCCTCAACGCGAATGTTGCTCCTTTAACATATGTCCGCCTTTTGGGGCAACAGGATGCAAATGCCACTAGTGCCGGTTATGCCGGATGGAAGACTGAAAAAGTCCCCGCTACCACGATTGCCGAAAATGGCGGCGCCTATGGCCTTTGGGTATGGCCCAGTTCTAGTGCCTCTCCGTCTTCAAGTATCGGCGATGGTGCTTTAGCTGCTGTTTGGTATTTAGATCAAGCTGCCACTATTATTCTCAGCGGTACGCTAATAACAACCGATGTGACAACCGGCGCCATCGGCGCAGTAATTGCGACCGACTCTAACAATCTCTTTACGACTGTGATCTCAAGCTCCAATGGTTCTAAAAAGACTAAGTTTGGTTTTGATGATTCAGCAGAAACATGGCTGAGAAATAGATTTAATACAAACCCGCAGTTGGCTTCCACTGCTGGTACTTTTTATCCGAGCACCGCTTATAAAGCTTATTGGCTTGGAGAAAGTTATGAACAAGAATTACGCGACGGAAACGTTGGAACCGGCAGCCTCACCGGAGGCGGTACAAGTCTCGTTGGTGTAGCAGCCCATGGTGTTATTCTTCCCATTGCAAAAACTTCGGATACTTCCGTTGGCCCGGCCAACATGAAAAACCAAGCTTCGCGAGAAGGTGTGGCCGGCTGGTTTATTAGTCAGGATTTGGAGGCTCCAGCAAGTTATGCGCCAGATCGGATGCAAAAGCTCTTTAGATTAAAGGGTCGCGGCCATGGCGAATGGCTGCAAAGAAACGTAAAGGTTTCGATTGAGAGTATTAAGCAGTCGACTTCGACGGTAAGCGACTACGGAACCTTTGATGTGGTGATTCGCTCTATGTCAGATACAGATTCAAATGTAGTGGTCATAGAAAGATTCGATACATTAAGCTTAGATCCTACCTCTCCCAACTTTATCGCCCGCAAGATTGGCGATCAATATTATGCATGGGATAGCAATTCGAAGAGATTAAAGTTATATGGTGAATACCCCAATCAATCTAAGTTTGTGTATGTTCATATGAACTCCGATGTAGAAGGCGGCGCCACCGATGCACGTTATCTGCCCTTTGGATACTATGGCCCACCCCGATTCTCGGATGCGATAGCAGTCACATCAAGCTTAACGAGCACATTTATTGTATCTCCTCTTGCGCTTGTAAATGGAAATGATGCAACGTATGTGTTGTCGACTAATTTCCGTACCGGCTCTGCGGCAGATGGAAATGAATCTGTTCATGGTCTTTCGTCCTCATTCGTCGGCGGCACCCTAACATTCCCCGAAGTGCGATTGCGCCTCTCTGCCTCTGATGGCGGACTGTCAGATCCTACAAGTGCATGTTTTGGATTCCAGGCAACCCGCGGCGCCACAAGCACGCGCCATGATGCTAGCACGGTGGGTCCGCAAAGATTGCTTTATGCAGATTTCCCCAACGATCCTACAACCTATGGTACCGCTGCTGTCATAAAAGAACCCTCCGCATTAGCTGGAGTGATGTCTTATGGATATATCTTCTCACTCGATGATGTAAAATATGATTCTACCAGTGGTGGCTATATGTGGCAGTCTGGCTCCCGCGCCGCTGAAACTAGCCTTGGTAGCGGCTCCTATACTGAAGTATTAAATGCTGGATATAATCGCTTTACGGCTCCCATCTGGGGCGCCTTTGATGGCTTTGATATT